CGAACCTGCTACGCAAGAAGTTCCCCGGCAGCACCGTGCGCCGCGCCAGCCAAGCCGAGCGCGCGAGCAACCCGGACGTGTTCTTCGCCGATTCGGTGATGCCACTGTCGCAGCTCTGGTGTGAGCTGACCGACTCGATCAACCCGAACCCGGTGAAGAAGCTGGAGCAGGCCGAGCGTGACATCCGCGCGCGCTTCACCACGCCCGCCGACTTCCGCTACGGTGGATCGATCCCCGTGTGCATCTGGCATCGGCTGCGCGAGCGGACCATCTACGCGACCCTGCGCTTGTCGGCGCTGGAGTACCTCGCGACGCAGGCGCAGACAGGGCCGTTCGGTGCGAACACGCCGGTGACGATGGACGTGGAGGACTTCCTGCGGATCGTCGCGGCCCACCACAATGCGAGGCAGAAGACATGAGCGCGGCGGCACCGGCCCCGTCGTCGGCACGGTGTACGTCAAGGTCAAGTTCCCGAGGGGCAACTGAGATGAGCTACGTTGTCAACGAGGTCTTCCACTCGCTTCAGGGAGAGGGCGCGCGCGTGGGTGAGGTGTCAACGTTCGTGCGCTTCGCCGGCTGCAACCTCACGTGCAAGGTCGAGACGCACGGCTTCGACTGCGACACCGAGTTCGTGGGCGGGCGCAAGATGGACGCCGACCAGCTGCTTGCCGAGGTGAAGGTAGTGCACGCTGGCGACCCGGCGGCGTGGATCGTCTTCACCGGGGGCGAGCCGCTGCTACAGCTCGACCTCACGCTGGTGCTGGCGTGCCGCGAGGCAGGGTACAAGATCGCGGTCGAGACGAACGGATCGCTGCCGATGCCCGAGGGCGTGACCGTCGACTGGCTGGCGTGCAGCCCCAAGGTCGCCGAGCACGCGCTGCGCCTAGAGCGCGCCGACGAGCTGCGCTACGTGCGCTTCGCCGGCCAGGCCAAACCGCGCCCGCGCATCCAGGCGGCGCACCACTATCTGAGCCCGGCGTGGACGCCGCTGGGCGTGGACCGCAAGGCGCTGGCGTGGTGCGTCGAGCTGTGCAAGGCGAACCCGGACTGGAAGCTGTCGCTCCAGACCCACAAGTGGACGGGCATCCGATGAGCAGCCCCTTTGAGCGCGGCGAGAGCCTGAACATGTACGTTGGCGAGGACGCCGTGCGCACGCTGCTGAAAGAGATCGGGCAGGACATCAGTCGTGAGGGCATCGTCGACACCCCGAAGCGCGTGATGAAGGCGCTGCGCGAGATGACCGCCGGCTACGGTGAGGACCCGGCGATGATCCTGGCCACCCGCTTCGAGGCCAAGTACGACCAGATGGTCGTGCTCAAGGACATCGCCTTCACGTCGCTGTGCGAGCACCACCTACTGCCGTTCGTGGGAACCGCGACCGTGGGCTACATCCCGACGACGCACGTGGTGGGGCTGTCCAAGCTGGCGCGCCTGGTGCTGTGCTACGCGCGCCGGTTGCAGCTGCAAGAGCAGATGACCACGCAGATCGCCGAGGCGCTGCAAGAGCACCTTCAGCCGTCGGGCGTGGGCGTGGTGGTCAAGGCGGCGCACCAGTGCATGGCGTGCCGGGGTGTGCGCCTGAGCGGTGCTACGATGGTGACAAGCGCGCTTCTCGGAGCCATGCGTACTGTGCCCAGCGCGCGCGCCGAGTTCATGGGGTTGAGCACGTAGCCGATGGACGAGCAGGACGACACGCCCGAAGCACCACCACCGCCGGCCAAGACGCCGCGCAAGCGGGGCAAGCGCAACAGCGCCGTCCTGGCGATGGAACGCTTGGACATGATGGACGCGATGCTGCGCTCGTGCATGACGCACGCAGCCATCGACGCCATCCTGCGCCGCGAGTGGGGGGTGTCGAATCGCCAGCTGCGCAACTACCGCAAGGCGGTCTACGACCGCTGGCAGAGCGACTCGCGCCACCACGCGGTGAGCAAGGTCGCGGTGCGGCGTGCCCAGCTGGAGGGCGTGCTGGAGCGCGCCATGAACCCCGGCAAGGACGAGAGCGGCAAGGAGCGCCAGCCGGACCTCCGCACCGCCGTGCTTGCCCTGGACCGGCTCTGCAAGGTCGACGGGGCCTACGCACCCGAGCGCGTGGAGCACACCGGGCTGGTCGGCGTGGACGTGGGTGCGATGCGCGCCAGCGACCGCGAGGCCAAGCTCAAGGAGCTGTTCACCAAGTACCGCGAGCACGCCGCCAGGAAGTCGGCCGACGAGTAGCCGATGATGTACGACGAGGCGACGCTGGCCCTGATGCCGCCCGCCGACCGCGCTGCTGCTGTCGCGCTCATGGACGCGCAGTATGGCGGCCAGGGCCTCGCCGAGTACATCGAGCAGCACAACCCCGCCGAGCCCGTCCAGCCCCACCTGGAGCCGCTGGTGGGGCTGCTGGAGCGCACGCGGCACGAACGCGTCTTCGCCTGCCTGGATCTCCCACCCCGCCACGCCAAGACCACCACCATCGGGCGCGGGCTGGCGTGGCTGCTCGGCTTCGCGCCGGCCGACACGCACGCTTACGTCACCTACAACGACCGCCAGGCGAAGTCGAAGTCGCGGCCGATCCGGGCGCAAGCGCTGCGCGCCGGGGTGCAGCTCGACAACGCGACGTCGAACCTGAGCGAGTGGCGCACCACGGCCGGCGGCGGGCTGCTCGCGGTCGGTGCCAACGCCGGCATCACCGGCCAGGGCGTCAGCGGCGTGTTCGTGTTCGACGACCCCTACGCCAACCGCCGCCAGGCCGATTCGCCGGTCTACCGCGAGATGATCTGGGACCTGTTCACCGAGGTGGTGTTCACCCGCTTGGAGAAGGCGTCGGTGATCATCGTCCACACCCGGTGGCATGACGACGACTTGATCGGTCGCATCAAGAAGCGTCATGCTGCCGGCGAGCTGCCCGCGCTGTTCCCGTGGGAGTTCGTGTCGATGTCGGCGCTGGCGCAGGAGAACGACATTCTGGGGCGCGCACCCGGTGAGGCGCTGTGGCCTACCCGATTCGCTGTGCCCGAGCTGCACGCCATCAGGGAAACCATCGGCGAGTGGTCCTTCGGCGCGCTGTACCAGGGCAACCCGCAACCCAAGGGCTCCAAGCTGTTCAGCGAGCCGCATCTGTACGACCCGGCCAAGGTCGACTTCACCGGGTTCAGGATCTACATCGGCGTCGACCCGGCTGCGACCGCGCATACGCGTGCCGACTGGTCGGTGGCGGTGGCCATCGCGATCCGTGGGCAGGGCACGCAGCAAGTGGGGTTCGTGCTGGACGTGCTGCGCGAGCAGAACGACATTCCGACGTTCGTGAAGCGGCTGCGTGCGTTCCAGGCGCGCTGGTACTTCGCGCCTGCCTTCATCGAGGCGGTGGCGGGGTTCAAGGCCGTGCCGCAGTCGTTGCTCGCCCTCGACAAGTCGCTGAAGGTGCAGGAGACGAAGGTCGGTGGCGACAAGTTCGTGCGCGCGCAGCCGTTGTCGGGCGCGTGGAACGTGGGGCGCGTGCTGCTGCCGACGCGCGTGATCATGGCCGACGGGCGCTTCAGCGACGCACCGCCGCAGTGGCTCAAAGAGTACGTGAAGGAGTTCGCCGAGTTCACGGGCGTCGGCGATGCGCAGGACGATCAGGTCGATGCGACAGCGCACGCTTGGAACGCCGTCGCCATGCCCGCGCCGCCGCCCACGCGCGAGTCGCAGCTGGACCAGCGCTTCAGGCCGCGTGGCCGTTGACGGCCGTCAGGGTGCTGAAGTAGCCTTTGCGGGCACAGGACGCACCCACGAGGAGGACCGACATGTCGAGCAACAACGGGGACGGCGCAGGGCCGCGCCGCGATCTCACCGGGGCCGGCGCGCGCATCTTGGAGATGGCGGCCGAGCGGCGCAGCCACTCGCTGGAGCAGCAGCGCATGAACGCGCGCCACCAGCTCTTGCTCCAGGGCTGCCAGGCGGCGCAGCAGCAGTTCGCGGCCGAGGCCGACGCTGCCAAGCTGATCGCTGTCCCGGGCGGCAAGAACGACCCCAACGGCGACGAGAGCAAGGTGCTGTTCGCTGCGATGGCGGCTGCGTCGGCCGAGATCACCATCACCATCTGCGACCGCATCACCGCCACCTTCGGCAAGTACATCGACGATCTTCAGCAGGCGAACGCGGTGCTGGCCGAGCGCGTGCGCATGCTGGAGCGCGCTGCGTGGCCAGCAGTCTTGGTCGACGGGCTGCCGCCGACGACCGCTGAGAAGGAGAGGCACGTGTCGTTCATCGAGCCGTTTCACGCGAAGAAGGGAGGCTAGACCATGGCAGCCAAGCTCAAGATTCCCATGCGCCTGATGGGCAACAACGTGCTCGTCGAGCGCATCGACCGAAAGGTGTCGGCCGGCGGCATCCTGATCCCGGAGACGTCCAACGACCGTAAGGCCGAGCGCGCGCGGGTGATCGCTGTCGGTCCCGGCGAGCAACGAGACACCGGGCTGGTCGTCCCGTGCGGGCTGCACCCCGGCGACGTGATCGCCCTGGAGAAGTGGATCGGCGTCGGCACGAAGGTGGTGGTCGACGGTCGCGACATGATGATCGTGGACGCGGACGAGGTGATCGCTGTCCTCGATGCCAGCGCCGACTACGAGTACGGCGTGGACCTGGAAGCCGCAACGAGGTAATCCTAGAGGCTGAGGTGCCCACGCATGGCTCGTCAACTTGGACCGACCGACAGCCTCTCGAACGACACGCCACGGGGCATCTACGAGACGGCTGCGCTGAACGCTGATGGTGGCGACGGGGTGGTGGCGTCGCAGAGCGGCGGCATCACGTACTCAATGCTCAAGCAGACCCGCCCCGGGTTCGACGCCTGGTATGCGTGCCGGCTGCGCTCGCTGTACAGCGGTGGTCGCCGGTTGCTCGGCAACGAGGCGCTTATGCGCGAGGTGTTTCCCCCGCACCGCGACGAAGCCGACGCCGTCTACAAGGAGCGAGTGCGGCGTGCGTTCTACATGCCATATGCTGGCGAGATCATCGACCACATCATCGCGGCACTCACCGCCGAGCCGCTGGCCCTGGCGATGGACGGCAACGAGCGCGAGGAGGACGGCACGCCGATCCCACCCGAGCCGCTGCCGCCGTTCTACGAGGAGTTCGTCGAGGACTGCTCGCCTCCAGGTGGCGCGCGCACGTCCATCAACCAGCTCATCCGCGACGTGGTGCTCGACGCCATGCTGGTGCGCACGGGGTGGGTGCTGTACGACGTCGAGTATGCGCCCACCAACGACGCCACCAGCCTCGCCGAGGAGGACGCGGCCGGCGCGCGCGACGTCTACGCGGTGGTCATCCCCGACGAGTGCGTGATCGACTTCGAGGAGAACGGCAGCGGCGAGCTGACCTGGGCCGTGCTGCACACGCAGGAATCGCGGCGCGGCGGGCTGGCCGGCACGCGCGACAAGATCACCGAGCGCTGGACCTACTGGACGCGCACCACCTGGGAGCGCTACGAGGTCACGTACAAGCGCGGCGAGCCCCCCAAGGACGACGACGTGGTGCAGCGCGCGGCCGGCGGCATCCACACGCACGGCAAGGTTCCGCTTCGCCGCTTCTCGGTGCCTGACGGCCTGTGGGCGATGGAGAAGCTGGAGGGCCTGGCGCGCGAGCACCTGAACAAGCGGTCTGCGCTGTCGTGGGCCGAGTTCCAGGCGCTGTTCTCGGAGCTGTACGAGTTCCACGGCAGCGAGGTCGCCGCGCCCGAGATGCCCATCAGCGACGCGCAGACCGTGCCCAACCGGGCGACGATCCAGCGACGCGGGCAGGGCTATGTCCAGGTGCGCGGCAAGGACGACGACGCGCGCTTCATCGGCCCCGACACCCAGCCGTTCACGCACGCGCTCGCCACCTGCAAGGAGCTGCGCGACGAGATGCACCGCGTGATGCACCAGATGGCGCTCAGCGTGGACAACAGCGCGGCCGCGCTCACGCGCAGCGGCGACAGCAAGGCGCACGACAAGGCGGCACAGACCGTGGTGCTGGCCTACCTGGGCCTGATGTGCCGCGAGTTCCTGGCTGGCCTGGTGCGCGACGTGGCGCTGGCGCGCGCCGAGCCAGACGTGGGCGACCAGTTCGTGGTCAAGGGCATGGAGAACTTCGAGGGCATGGACACCGCCGAGGCCGTGACCGACGCGGTGGCGCTCGAAGGCGTCCCCATTCCGTCGCCGACCTTCCAGCGCCGGCACAAGATGGCGCTCGCGCGCGCAGTGCTGGGCGCGAACGCGTCGCCCGGCGACCTGCTCGCCATCGCGACCGAGCTGGAGGAGAACATCACCAGCGAGGAGTTCGACCCCGCCGCCATCGCCGAGCAGGAGGCAGCGCAGCAGGACCACGAGCTGAAGCTGACCAAGGCCCCCGCGCCCGGCGCAGCACCGCCCAACGGCAAGCCACCAGGAGCACGCCCGTGACCAAGTACAACCCGAGCCCGCCCGTCGTCGAGCAGATCGACCGCGTCTTCACCTACCACGCGCCCAAGGAGGACCAGGGCGAGCGGTATACCGCGCTCCGCGCGCGCGCCAAGGACATGGCGCTGATGATCGTGGAAAACAGCCCACCCGGCCGCGAGCAGGCGGTGGCGATCACCAAGCTGGAGGAGTGCATCATGTTCGCCAACGCCGCCATCGCGCGCGGCGAGGACCAGCGCTGAGCGACTTCCTCACACGCTACCCGGGGTGCCAGCGCCGCATCAAGCTCAGCGACGTCGAGCACGCGTGTGCGCAGTGCGTGAACTGGATCACGGCGCAGACCGGGAAGCGCCCGGCGTTCTCGCTGGGAAACTACAGCGTCCGCGCGGTCCATGGCGCGGTGAAGATCGTGGAGCCGCTGTCGTGATGCGGTGGCTTCGCATCCTGCTGCGCCGGCCGCGCGTGATCGGCTGGGTCCGCGTGGGCGGGCAGGGTGTCAACGACGGCGGGTTGGTCAAGCGCTTCGTCGAGGGCGAGGAGCACGAGATGCACGAGGCGGTCGTGCGCGCCTGCGGCCCGACCCTGCAAGACATCAGGGACGAGAAGCCGTGAGCACCTGCGTGCTGCTCACGATGGACATGCTGCGTGACGCGCTGGATCGCAGTCGCGCGGCCTGCGAGCGCTGATGCCGCTGCCCACGCGACGCCAGCGCGAGCAGGCGCTCAAGGCGATGCTCGACGGCATCTTCCGCGAGGTAGACGCGCTACCCGGGCCGCTGCTCGGACAGCTTGCCCCCGTGCTGGCGCAGGCGCAGCGCGAGCTTGAGCGCGACCTTCGCGCGTGGTTCCTCAAGCAGGATGGTGCCGAGCGCTTCACCGCGCAGCGCTTGCGGTCAGCCCTGATCGGCGTGCGCCGGTCGATGGAAGCGATCCGCGAGATCGAGCCGGTGTTCATGGCGGGGCTGCGCATCGGGGCGAACGCGGCCGGCGCGCTGGCCACCGGGCACTTGCAGCTGGAGTATGAGCGCCTCGACGCCATCTACGGCCTCGGGCAGTTCGAGCCCATGGTGCTGAATCAGGCGGCGATCATGGCGCGCGGCGAGAGGCTGCTGCTCAACCGCTTCAGGACCAGCGTTCGGCGCTACACCACCGACACGCGTGCTCTCATTGCGCGAGAGCTTGCGGTGGGGCAGCTCAAGCGCGAGACGGTGTCCGAGGTAGCGGCGCGCCTGATGTCGCGCGTACCAGCGATTGAGCGCGCCGGGCAGTACAGCGCCGAGCGCATCGCCCGCACCGAGCTGATGAACGCCTACAACGCCCAGCACGAGATCGGGCTGCGCGACATGGCGAAGCAGGACCCGGCGATGCTGATGCGCTGGGACGCGTCGCGCGACCGGCGCACTTGCGTGATCTGCCTGGACCTCGACGGCTCGACGACGCCGGCCGACGCGAGCAAGGCCAAGAAGTTCGTGGCGAACTACAAGCTCACCGTGCGCGGGCGCGCGACCAAGCGCAAGATGACCGCCGACCGCCCGCCGATCCACCCAAACGACCGCTGCGTGCTCACGCCCTGGCACCCCGACTGGGGCGACCCCAAGGGGCTTTTGTAGTACAACCTGGCACAGAACGCCTGGAGGACCCATGCCGCTGATGAAGAAGACCAAGAAGCCGAAGCCGCCCAAGACCGAGGACGACGAGATCGAGGTCGAGGAGCTGGACGAGGAAGCGCTCGCCGAGATGATCAACGACACGGTCAGCAAGCAAGTGAACGGTGCCGTGACCGGCGCGCTGAAGAAGGGCGCGTTCAAGGAGATGGTCGGGGCGGCCATCAAGGACGCGATGGACGGCCTGAAGGACACACTGCTGAACGACGTCAAGGAGCTGATCCCGGCCGGCGGCAGCAAGGACGACAAGAGCGCGACCGGCGGCGACAAGGGCGGCGGCGGGCTGCCCCCCGAGGTGAAGAAGCAGATCGACGACCTCGCCAAGGCGAACAAGAAGCTCCAGGATCAGGTCAACGCCGAGCAGCAGGCGCGCGCGGCGCAGACGCAGAAGGAGCGCGCGGCCGAGGAGCGCGGCGCGCTGACCAAGGCGCTGAAGGCCTCCGGGGTCGCCGACGACCGGCTGGCGGGCGCTGCCGCGCTGCTGTACCTCGACATGGGTAAGGTCAAGCGCGACGAGGACGGCAAGATCAAGTTCGTCGGCAAGAACGACGAGCTGGTCGACCTCGACGAGGGCGTGGCCGACTGGGCGAAGGCCGGCGAGGGCAAGTCGTACCTGCCCCCGGCTGGCGTCAAGGGCGCGGGCGAGCGCGGTGGTCTGCCGCCTGGCAGTGGCCCCGGCGAGCCCAGCGAGGCGCAGCTGATCAACGCCCTCGGCAATGCCCTCATGGGCAACCGCATCGACATCAAGATCTAGCCCACACCCACCAATCTCACACCACACGCTTGACAACGGTCTGCGTGTGGTGACACCCTTCAGATCACAGCACCGGCCTTCCTGGCGGGGTTGCACGACTGGCGGCACGACACGTCGCCCCACACGGCCGAGAGGCCGCACGCGGCGCGCGGCGATACTGGGCGCGAGACGGCAACCACGAAACCAGGAGGGCAGCCACCATGGCGCTCGTCGATTTCTCCGCAGTCACCGGCATCCTCGTCAAGCTGTTCGCTCGCCGCGTCGAGACGCAGCTCAACCGTTCGCTGGTCCTGCCGCTCGTCCTCGACGTGCGCCCGGAGGCCGGCCAGAACATCCAGTGGGTCGCGCGCAGCGGCACCGAGGTGCCCACCTCGGCGGTGATCGCCGACGGCGACGACGTCTCGGTGTTCAACAGCGACACCCGCGAGGCGGCCGTGCTCCAGTACGGCACCTACCACGACGGCTTCAAGGTGTCGGGCAAGGCGCTCAACGCCGCCTACGCCGCCGGCAACCCCGAGCAGCTCGCGATGCTGTTCGCCGAGGAGCTGTCGTACTCGGTCGAGCGCCTGGCCGTGGCCATCGGCGACGACTTCTACGACGGCAGCGGCGGAACCGACATCATCGCCGGCCTGCTCGACGCGACCAACCCGGCCATCGGTGACATCGGCACCTACGCCGGCCTCGACCGCTCGACCCGCACCTACTGGAAGGGCAACGTGCTCGACGCCCTGGGCGCGGGCATCTCCAAGGACCTGTTCAAGCAGATGAAGCGGTCGATCTACAACGCGACCGGCGGCGCGCCCGACATCTGGATCTGCGACGCCACGCAGCACGACTATTTCGGATCGCTGCTCGATCCGAACCGCCGTGCGGTGCAGGACGTCCAGCGCGCCGACGGCAGCGTGGTCAAGCTCGATCCGGGCTGGATGGACAACGCCCTGTTCTTCGACGGCGTGGTGGTGCTGAAGGACAAGCGCTGCCCGGCCTCGAAGATGATCGCGCTGAATTCGATGTACGTGTCGATGGCGCAGCTGGCCAACAGCCCCGAGCAGCTCAAGCAGGGCGCGGGCATGCTGATGCTGGGCGGCACGCCCGAGACGCAGAAGGGCGCGCAGAAGACCAAGCTGAGCGCGCAGATCCTCCCCCTGGCGCAGACCGGCCGCGCGGTGAAGACCGCCCTGTTCTGCGATCCGCAGCTCGTGGTCAAGCGCCCGCAGGCGTGTGGCTACATCACCGGGCTCGCGGCGTAAGCCCAAGTCCCAACACCACCACAGAGGACACAGGGAGAACACCGCCATGGCCAAACTTCTCGAAAGCACCTTCGCCGACGTCGCCGCGACCGGCAACAGCGCCGCCAAGAACATCGGCGACCTGGAGAACGTCTACGTGATGATCTACGGCACCTTCGTCGGTGCCTGGAACATCAGCGTCTCGTTCGACGGCGGCACCACCTGGGCCGTCTTCCAGTCGGGCACCGAGGCGGGCGTGCCGCTGGTGTCGAGCAAGCTGCCGCCGTGCTCGCGCGCGCGCATCGGCTTCACCAGGACGTCCGGCACGCTCAAGGCCGGCTACGCGGGCGACAAGCGCACCGCCGGTCAGTAACACCTCTCCAAGTGGGCCGCGAGTCGCCGTTCCCTTCCCCGGTGGCGCGCGGCTTACTTGTTCACGCCCCTGCTGTGTGAGGGAAGGACCACCAGGCACAGGAACAGGAGCACGGCGTGATCTACTTCAACCTCCGCAGCGAAGACATCAGCTTCCGGGTCGGCAACGGCCCCGGGCGCTTCACGCAGTATGACGCGAAGCCCGGGTGCTACGTGGACGGCCCCGAGGGGTACAAGCCGCAGTTCAAGCGCTTCGGCCTCACCCCCATCGACGAGATCCCCGTCGAGCAGCGCGAGAAGCTGTCGTTCAACATGAACGGCCAGACCCGCCTCGGCAAGGACCGCCCGCGCCACAACAAGAGCGGGCTGGTCGATCCCGACAGCATCGCCGACGATGGCGCTAGCCAGGCACGCGAGGCTGCCGCGATGCCGACGCCCAGCGAGCAGCCGGCCGTGACCGAGCCGACCCCGATGCCGCCGGCCGACGAGCCCGAGGCCGCGCCGGTCGCAGGCAACGCGCTCCAGGCGAAGGCGTCGCTGGTCGCCACCGGGACGATGCGCGTGGAGACGGTCGAGCCGCAGGCCGACGACGGCGCGCTGGTCGAGGCCCCGCTGATGCCGTCACTGCCTGGCATGCCGCCGGCCAGGGCGAAGGCCAAGAAGTAAGCGATGGCTCTCACCAACGCACAGCGCACCCTCGTGCGGCTCTACATGGGCTGGCAGGACACGCACGGCCAGTTCGACTCGCGGCTGGAGCAGGCGATGAACGCCGTGGATGCGCGCGCGGATCTCCTGGCGCTGTTCACCAACCTGCTGACCGACACCCCGCCGGGCTTCCTGGCCACGCTGGCGAGCATCGACGCCAAGCTGGCGGGCACCCACGGCCGCATGAAGGCGGTGGCGGTCGGGCCGCTGAAGCTGAACCCCGGCGAGACACAGCGGCTCTGTGGCGAGGGCCGGCGCTGCGTGGGGCGCATGGCGTCCATCCTGGGCGTCGCGCCGCGCCACGACGTGTTCAGCAACGCCCTGCCGGGCGACACCGTGCCCCAGCTGGGCGGCGGCGGTTGGGTTGGCAAGTGAGCTTTCGCCATCGGGGGCAGCCGTGGGGAGCTTGTGGGTCCTCCGACTCCTGTGCCAGCCGACCTCGGCTGCCCCCGGTGGCACCTTTTCGCGGTGACGCGTGAGCGGCTCGGCTGTGCTCGACCCGGATGTCCTGGTCGACGACATGGTCGCGGTCATCGACGACCTTCGGGGCGAACTGCACCCCGAGTTCGGCGTGCGCGCCTATCGGCTGCACTCGGTGCTGCGCACGTGGACCGGGCCGGGCATGACCGGCAAGAAGACTGACGTCGTCACCGAGATCACTCCGCAGCCCCGCGTCGAGCAGTGGGACGGGCGCAAGTTCGAGCTGGTCACGTGCGGCCTCAACGAGGCGGGCGAGATCAGGCTCACCGAGGTGTCGCTGTCGTACACCTATCCGCAGCTGTGCGGCCCCGATCTCGACAAGGCGCGGCAGCAGTGGATGCTCAAGATTACCGACGCGCACGGGCAGCTGACGCCCGCGAGCTACTGGGCCCACAGCAAGGCCCCGTTCGTCGACCGCGAGGAGACGCTGGGGTGGGTGCTGTGGCTGCGCAAGGTCGAGGTCGCGACGTAGCCATGGGCATCACCGTCGAGGCCAAGGACATCAGCACCGTGCTCGCCAAGCTGGAGCGCGAGATGAAGCTGCGCCTGAAGAACGGCATCAGGCGCGGCGCGGCGCGCGGGCGCGGAATCCTCGTGCGACGCACCCCGGTGGACACTGGCCAGGCGAAAGCCGGCTGGATGGAGCAGCAGGGGTTCGGCGACGTGCTGTGGAAGATCGTCAACGACGCGCCCCACATCGGCATCATCGAGAACGGGGCGCGCCCACACGCGGTCAGCGACGTGGGTATCCTCGCGATCGAGCAGTGGGTGTCGCGTCACCCCGACATCGTGGCGCAGGCGCAGGACAGCGGTGCGCGCACCAACACCTCGCGCCCGAGCGCGCGCGCGTCGCGCATGCTCACCGTCGACCAAGCCATCAAAGCCGTGACGATGGGTATCGTGTGGAAGCTGCGCCACGAAGGGCAGCGCCCCACCTACTTCATCAAGAACAGCATGGAGGACTTGCGCGAGGCCATGGCCAGCGAAGTCAGCCGTGAGCTGCGCAGCTTCTTCAAGAACCCACCGGGGAAGCGCTGATGGCCGTCGTCAAGATCGAAGCGCTGAAGTACCTGGCCGATCTGCTGAAGGCAGCGATCCCCGAGCTGGAGGGCAAGATCTGCGTCGGGCAGGCGATGCCGAACCACGACCTAGCCTTCCCCTCGCTGGCCATCGTGCCGGTCGGGCGCTGGCGCTTCATCCCCGACCAGGACGGCGACGACACCGGGGTGTCACCGCTGCCCGACCGCGTGGTGATGAACGTGGGTCGCCACGACGTGACGATCCAGCTCCAACTCGCGTGCGCCACGCAGGACCAGCGCTACGAGTTCGAGCAGCAGATCGAGCGATTCTTCCTGGGCACCGAGCTACACCCCGGCGTCGTGTTCGGGGCGGTCAACGCCTGCGAGGACGACGTCGGCGAGTTTGTGGCTAGCTTCATGCTCGACGACAGCGAGTGGCAGGACGGCAAGGCGTTCCAGCAGCAGTCGTGGAGCTACATCGACGTCCTGGCCTCGATCCCCGCGCTGGTCACGCGCGCCGGGGTGTACACCATGAACGAAATCCAGCTGGGGCTCACCGAGGTCTTCTCGCCGAACCCCACCTCTGCTACCTTCACCACTGACGCCACCATCGAGCGCATCGTCGTTCAGGACGACGGCTCCATCACGGCCCCGTAACCGAGGAGAGACAGATGCCCGAGATTTTCTTCACGACGAACCCGGCCGAGTGGACCGCGCTGGAGGGCCTGTACATCTCCGAGCGCAAGTCGCCCGGCTTCATCGCGGGCGTCAGCGCCAACGTGGTGGGCATCGCCGGCAAGTGCGTGCGCGGCCCGACCACGCCGCAGGAGATCACCAGCACCGCTCGCTTCGTTGAGGTCTACGGCGAGCGCGACGTGAACGGCGACGGCACGGCGGCTCTGGTCGGCGAGGTGTGGCGCGCGCTGCTCAACAAGCCGTTCGGCAAGGTGATCGCCCAGCGCGCCTACGCGGCGGCGGCGGTCGCGGCCAGCATCGGCCTGGAGACGGCAGCCGGCGGCGCCGGCACCATCATCGGCACCCTGGCGGCGTCGAGCCCCGGCACCTGGGGCAACAGCATCAAGGCCAAGGTCGAGACGGCCAGCGACGCCGACGCCACCCACTGGAACCTCCGGGTGAAGTGGCTGGGCAGCACGTATCTCTACGAGAACCTGAACACCAGCACGGGCGTAGACAACACCGCCACCGTGATCGGTGACGACGCCGGCAACCTGATCACCTTCACCAAGTCGAACAGCGGTCGCCCGGTCAACAACGCGGCGAGCACCGACGGCGCGGACACCGACGGCTACATCACGGTCGGCGTGACGCAGTCGGGGTTCACCGTGGTCGCCGGCACCGACGGCAGCATCGCGGCCAGCGACTACAACACCGCCATCGACGCGCTCGCCGCCTACAGCGGCGTCAGCGTGGCGCTGGTGGCCGAGGACGGGGCGACGGCCGCGACCTACAACGGCCACCTCGTGACCATCGCCGCGCTCGCCATCGACCGCCTGTTCCTCACGTGGTCGGGCGCGAACGGCCAGGCCGTGGCGACCGAGGCGAGCGCCAAGGCGGCGCAGATCACCACCGAGTCCGACCGGATCGTGTGGTGCTACAACGCGGCCAAGATCCTGGACCCCGTCACCGGGCTCAAGATCGCCTCGCCGCCGCACCACTGGCTGGCGTCGATCCTGTCGCAGAACGACGTGGACGTGCATCCTGGCGCGGACGAGTGCAAGAAGCAGCTGGCGGGCGCGCTGGAGCTGTACAACCAGACGCTCACCCGCGCCGACCTGATCACGCTGCTCGACGCCGGCATCTCCGCGCTGGAGAAGGTCGACGGCGGGTTCGCCTTCCACTCGGCGGTCTGCACCGACGGCAGCGAGATCACCACGCGTCGCTCGCGCGATTTTCTCCAGCTGTCGGCCGCGCGCCGGCTGCGCACCTACGTGAAGTCCAAGGCCACCCGCACCCGCCGGCTCCAGATGGTCGGCGAGCTGAAGGCGTTCTCGCAGCAGCTCCAGGACGACGAGCGCATCATCGAGGCGTTCGAGGTGCGCGACGACGTCACCAGCACCATCCAGGCCGGCATGGGCCTGCGCCGCGTCCTCTGGCGCGTGCGCTTCATCGGCCACATGCGCTTCCTGGTCCTCGAAACGGACATGGGAACCGGCGTGGTCATCGACCAGGGCTTCGCGGCGTAAGCCGCTCATCCACCGGCAAGGAGCAGAACCATGAGCGAGCGTATCCGTGGCCTCGAAGTAACCATCCGGCTCTCGATCGAGGGTGAGCTTCAGGGTGGCACCCTGATCAAGTTCTCCGACTTCTCGATCACGCCGCGCGCCGAGGTGACCGAGAGCGACTTCCTGGGCGAGGACGAGTCGGATATCGACTTCCGCCACGACGGATTCGACTTCTCGGGCACCGCGCACGAGCTTGACGCCACTGCGCGCGCGTTCCTGGCGCTGCTCGTGTTCAACCACGAGAACCACATCGCGCCGCCGAACGTGACCATGACGGTCATCTTCGGCTACCGCGACGGGCGGCCGGTCAGCGAGACGTACTACGGCGCGAAGATGAAGGTCGACGAGACGAGCTTCGGGTCGCGCAAGGACTACGTGACCACGAAGATCTCGGGCAAGTGCAAGAAGTACAGCGCGGCGACGGCGCTGACGGCGTAGCACCACACCGGGTCAACGACCCACTCGGCGCACAGGCCGGGGCACAGGAGGATACGACATCATGAGCGAGAACCCCACCATCGGAGATCGCGCCAGGCGCGAACCACAGTGCAAGCTGTTCACGCTGCCCAAGGGGTGCGACGTGGCGAAGGTCGCGGTGCGCGAGCTGCTCGTCAAGGACGACCTCGACGTGGCCGAGCGCACCGAGCGCCTCATCCCGCAGGCGCTTCGCACCAGCGTCTACGCGCAGCACCAGCTCAGGCGGCGCGAGCAGGTGCGCCAGGCCATCGTCGCCATCGTGCGCGACGGCGACAGCGGTGTCGAGATGGTCGACCTGGGCAACGGCTTCGTCGAGTTCGACGAGTGGACGAACACCACCTACGACGCCGTCTTCGCCTGCTTCATCGAGATGAACGGGACCACCAGCGAGGATTTTCTCAAGGGCGCGGTGGTCGTGAGCGGGCCAGAGCTGGCGGCCATGCGAGCGCCGTCGCCGAGGTAGGACCGGAGCACCCTGGGCGGTCGCTCTACCGCCAAGTGGTCTGGGAGATCATGGAGGACTTCACCTGGGTCGGGTGGCACAGCGGTGGGATGACTTACGACACCTACCTGAACCTGACCCACTGGGCACGCACCGCGCTGCACAGGTCAATTGCAGCGCTGATCGAGAGAGCGAACGAGCGGGGCGACGGCGGCGGGCGTCCTGGGGACGATAGGAGGTAGCTGGAGCGATGGGCGCAGAGACTCAGACCTACGACGTCCAGTTGCGCTACCTCTACCGCGAGGCTGGAGCCAAGGCCGGCATCCAGGGCCTCACGCGCGACCTCAACCAGGCGGCAACGGCCAACGACGGCCTGAAGCGCATGGTCATGGGGTTGGGCGCAGTCGTCGCGACGGCGTTCGGCGCGCGCGCCGCCAAACACGCCTTCATCGACTTCAACGCCGAGATGGAGCAGATGAAGATCTCGCTCACGGCGATCACGCAAGCCAACCTCGACGAGACGTTTGAAGCGGCGCACGGGCAGATGGAGGTCCTGATCAAGGACTTCACGCAGTTCGCGAAGCTGTCGCCGCTCACCACGAAAGAGGTCGTCGACTTCGCGCAGAACGTCGAGGCCGGCGTGTTCGGTGCGAACGGGTCGCTGGAGGACTTCCGCATCATCGCCGAGCAGGGCTCGCTCGCCGCCAAGATGCTGGGCGCTGACGCCGGCTACGCGGGTGTCGAGATCCAGGAGATGCTCCAGGGCAGCGTCCGCAAGAACATGCGGTTCGCCCGCAACCTGATGGGCTTCGCCGGGGAGCGCGACACCGAGGCGTTCAACGCCAAGCCCGATCTGGAGCGCCTCAAGATCGTCGAGAAGGCGCTGACGTCGCCCGCGATGAAGAAGGCGGGCCTGGAGTTCAGCAACAGCTTCAACGGCGTCACCAGCACCATGAAGGACAACATCCAGCTCGCGCTCGGCCAGATCGGCCTGCCGCTGTTCAAGGCCATCACCGCCGAAGTGCAGTCCTGGAACAAGTGGATGGAGAAGAACCCCGAGCTGATCAGCTCGTGGTCGAAGGACTTCTCGAAGGCGCTGCTCGACGGCTTTGGCGTGGTCAAGTCGATCATGAAGTTCGTGGTCGACAACCGCGACCTCCTGCTCACCATCGCCAAGGCCGTCCTGATGGTGAAGGGCGTCAACATGCTGGCCGGTGGCCTGGCAGGTCTTGCCGGCGCCAGCGGCGGCGGCATCAGCGGGTTCACTAAGAACCTCACCGGAGCCGGTGTCGCGGCCGAGGGCTTCAGCGGCGCGCTCTCCAAGGGCATCGGGATCCTCCAGGGACTCGGCGTGGTGTACGCGGGTGCGACCCTGGTGGCGGGAATGGTCGACGACGCGCAGAACCGCGACATGGCGCGCAGCTTCAAGACCGCCGGGCTGGGCGAGCAGTCGTCGCGCTTCCTGGCGGGCTTCTCGCCGCTCAACGGTGGCGCAGGTGGGGCCGGCGCTGAGTCGCTGCTCGACCGCGCACGCCGCGAGGGCTTCATGGGCAAGAACGGCCAGATCAACACCGGCAAGATCGCCGACGCCTTCGGTGCGAGCTACAAGGTCGGCGGCACGCTGGCGGGGCAGTATGCCGACAGCTTGCACAGCGACTACCAGCTGGGCACGGCCGAGCAGCAGGCGGGCATCTTCGAGCTGGCGCTGATCAAGGCGCTCGACTACCAGGAGCAGAAGCGGCGCAACGGCGGGGCCAGCACGATCTCGCCCGAGGAACTCCAGGGCATGAGCGAGTCGCTGGGTTGGGCGTTCGCGGGCGCGGTGCCGATCTGGACCGACGCGCTGGCCAAGCACGACGGCAACCTGTTCAACGGCATCATCGGGTTCGGTGCCGAGATGCTGAACCGCAAGATCGCGCTCGATGCCACGGCGGCCGACGACGAGGCGCGCCGGAAGAAGGCCGAGGAAAAGGCCAAGACCGGCAAGGGCAACACCAACATTACGATCAAGAAGATCGAGGTCCAGACCAACGACCCCGACCAGTTCGTGTTCGACCTGAGCGAGTACGCGCGGCGCGCGCGCAAGTACCCCGGCAGCGCGAGCGGCCAGATGGGCGAGGGCTAGGCGATGGCGAACGGGGTGTTCGTGATCCAGGAGCTTCCTGGCACCAGCGGGCGCGGCGCGCCGTTCAGCGGCGGCGTCGAGGAGGGTGCGCGCTTCGACTGGACCGCCGACACGACCCCGGTCGACGCAGCGACCGGCGGCGCGCGTGCTTGCCCCAATGCACCATGGTCCATTGGCGGCGAGCTGCGCACAGTGAAGACGTGGTATCCGGGGGCCAAGCGACCAAGCGAGCAGGTGCTCGGGCCGTCCCTGGACGACCAGACCTTCGAGGGCAAGCTCGACGACCGTTACAACTTTTCCGGCTTCGCGGTGGCGACCAAGCGCCGCTTCGAGGAGATGGTCGCGCGCGGCAACATGGTGCGCGTGAGCTACCAGACCGAGGCGTGGGAGGGAATCATCACCAAGTGGTCCTTTCCCTACCGGCGCAGCTGGCAGATCGAGTACAGCTTCACGCTGAGCCCGCACGGCAAGCCCGAGCACCAGCGGCTCGACCGCAGCCCCAAGACCGTGCGGACGCCCACGCAGGTCGTTGGCCAGGTCAGCACCACGGTCGACGACACGCTCGCAGCGCATAAGCTCGCGCCCACGGCCGCGATGTCGGGGGCCGTGGTTGACGAGGCTGGAACACAGCTGGCGCGCTTGGCGGTGAGCAAGGACGTGCTGGGCGGGCTTCTGGACAAGGTGTTCGGTAAGGCAGGGCTGGGGCGGGTCACGGGCGACTTCGGCCGTTTGGCGGCGCAGGTGCGCGACTTGCGCAACATCTCGTTTGAACTGCTACAGAGCCTTGCCGAGCTGCGATCCGACGTCGAGGTGGTGACGCGCACCGCCATGTCGGTGCTAAACTTCGAGGCGTGGTCGCGCTCGTTGCGCTTCCAGTCCCGGATCCTGATGGGCCAGTCGACCAAGGCCGCTGCCGAGCTTGCCGAGCGCGACGAGCCCAGCGCCGAGCGCATCTACCAGCCCAAGGCCGGCGAGAGCGGCTACGCCATCAGCCAGAAATTCTACGGCACGCCGCACGCTTGGAACGTGATCGCCGATCGCAACCGGCTGCGCTACTCCACCATGCTGGGAAGCGAGACGCTGATCATCCCGCAGCGCGGTGAGTCGTGAGCGGGGTCTGGTACCCCAACGCTCGCGCCGTGCTTCAAGTGGTGTTCGACGGCTACGGTGGAACGGGCGACGACAGCGAGCCGGTCGAGATCCCGATCATCCCCAAGAGCTTCACGGTCCACAAGAACAGCTACAAGCAGGCCGACAGCTTCGAGATCACCTTCGACGGCAACGACCTCCCCATGGACCCCGATCTGGTGCGCTCGGGGGCCATCGAGATCTACCTCTACCAGACACAGGGGCTGCGCAGCGACCAGCTCGTACCCAGCCGGCAGAACGCGGGTGACGACGCCATCGCGTTCGCCGAGCAGAACCTGCTCCTGGCGGGGCTGTGGGACGAGGACAGCATGACGCTCGACTCGTCGGGCAAGTGGGTCACGATCACCGGCCAGGACTACACCGCGCACCTGGCGGCGATGCAGTGGCCACCGACCGAGGGCGGGCGCGCGCGCAGGATCCCAGTGGGCCGGCGCATCGACCTCATCCTGGGCGAGATCCTCGCTGAGGCCGACCCCGACAAGCACCTGCGCCTCGTGGTCAAGGGCCTGTCCGACGGTGAACTGCCAGTGGTGGGTGCATCCGAGGTGAGCGGCAACGGTCGCGGCATCCCCGTCGAGCAGGACACGAAGTATTGGGACGTGATGTACAAGCTGGCCATCCGGCACGGCCTGATCATCTTCGTGGACGGCTACGACGTGATCCTCACGCGCCCGCAAAACCTCGACGCCGCCGACACGAGCAAGGTGCTGGAGTTCGCGTGGGGCGAGAACGTCGAGTCGTTGCAGCTGTCGCGCAGCCTGGGCAAGGAGCAGGTGCCCACCATCGTCGTCCACGGGTACGACCCCACCACGCACCGCACTATCGTGGTCGAGTACCCCAAGGGCAAGCGCGAGATCACCGCCAAGACCGTCAAGGGCGACGTGAAGAAGACGACGACGGTGCAGAAGTTCAAGGCCAAGAAGCCGCCGAGCCACCGCGCCCACCGGCACGGGACCAAGACCACCACCGTGCGCAAGACCGACGAGTTCGAGATCATCGCGATCTACGGCATCACAGACCCCGTGGTCCTGCTCGCCGCTGCCGAGAACATGTATCACCTGCGTGGGCGCGCCGAGCGCAAGGTGGTGCTAAAGACGCAGGACCTGAAGGACTTGCGCGACGCCAACCTGCTCGCCACGCGCGCGGGCAGCGCGGTCATGCTGGCCTTCAGCGACTACAATCGCGAGCTACTGTCGAACCCCGAGGTCCCGGTCGGTTCCAAGGTGGCGCACCTTCTGTCACGCGGCTACAACGAGCGCGTCGCCAGCGTGTTCGCGCAGCGCTTCGCCGTGCTGGAGGGGCTGCGCCGGCCGCTGCGCGTGCGTGAGATCACCTACGACTACGACGCCGAAGACGGCCTCTCCTTGGAGATGGAGCTGGTCGACTTCATCGTGGTCAACGGGCTGCGCAACGAGGCCGGGGCATGAGGATCGGCAAGCCGATGCGGCGCGGGCGCAAGGGCGCGCGCATGCCCGATCTGAGCGACCTGCGCGCCGTGCTCAAGGATGCGCGGTGCTGGTGCGTGCTGGCACGCGTCGACACCCACGAGGGGCAGACGGTCCACTACACCATCGGCGTGGGCAAGGACGGGCGCAAGGAGGTGCTAGTGGACGTTGTGACCACCCCTGGCGACATCGAGCTGCGCGCGCGCCTGGCCGGCGATGGCGGGGTGTGGCGCATTCCGGCTATGGGGACCGAGGTCTACGTGGACATCCCGGCCGGGCAGATCGACTTCGCGCCCGCCATCGTGGGCATCAAGCCGGCGGCCCCTGACGGCCTCGCCGTGGGCACAGCGGTGATCGCGCTGGAGGCGGGCGGGCAGCTGCTCATCCACGACGGTACCGCAAGCCAGGCGCTCCCGCTGGCGACTAAGGCCGACTTGCAAACCCTGTATGACGCCTTCACCGGAGCCACCATCGTCGCCAACGACGGCGGAGCCAGCTTGCAGGCCACCACGCAGGCGGCGCTCGACAGCTCCGGCTTCCCCGTGGGAACCTCCGTCTTGAGGGCCAAGTGACATGACCACCTACGCATGGCAGACCGAAGGCGGGTCGGCGATCTCAGCCGGCAACCACGCCACAGCCTTGCGCAGCCTGTTCGGGGTCGACATCTGGCTCGACGTGCGCCAGGGCAACGCTGCCGACCGCGAGGTCACGCCGGCCGGTGACTGGAAGCTCGCCGATGGCGAGGAAGTGGTGCGTCAGTCGCTACTGCGCCGCCTGGTGACGAACCCGGGGGACTGGAAGACGAAGCCCGCCTACGGCGTGGGCGCGCGCGAGTTCCTGAAGCGCAAGAACACCCGTGCCAACGCCGACGAGTTGATCAACAGGATTCGCTCGCAGTTCGTGCTCGACAGCCGCGTCGAGGACGTGCTGGCGGTGACGGTGGACCACAGCGAAGACACGCTGCGCATCGCCGTCTCGGTGAGGCTGCGCGGTCGAACCCTACGCGATCGGCCCATGGCCGTCGTTCTACAGGTGAGGTAGCAGATGGCGACCGCCCCGAGTTTCCAGGATCTCGTCGACCAGGGAGAAGTCGAGATCACCACGGCCCGCCCCGATCTGACGCTCAACGATGGGGATGTCGTCGAAGCCGACCTGCACGCCGCCGCCGCCATGTCCGACGCGGTCATCAGGTACGCGTCGCTGACCTTCCGCGAGACGTTCATCGACGGAGCCGAGGGCGAGGCGCTGACCACGCTGGTCAACGACCACCTCAACGTCCAGCGCAAGGAGGCGTCGGCCGCGCGCGTCACCATGGCGTTCACGCGCACCAGCGGCGGCTCTGGCGGCACGATCGACGCCAGCAGCGTGGTGGGTACCGCGTTCGACTCGACCGGCAAGCAGATCCGCTATACCACCGACGCCGACTACATCGTGGCGGCGGCTGCAAACGGGCCGTTCGACATCCCCTGCACCGCCGAGGTCGTCGGGGTCGAGGGCAACGCCGACGCCGCGACCATCACCCACGTGATCACCACGCTGTTTGACAGCACCTTCACCGTCACCAACGCCGCACGTGCGGCCGGTGGCAACGACGAGGAAACCGACGAGGAGCTGCGCCAGCGCGCCAAGGCGTTCTACTCCACCCTGCGCCGTGGGACCGCCGCCGCGCTGGAGTACGGTGCGCTCCAGGTCGCCAGCGTGCGCGTGGCCACGGTGTCAGAGAACACCACCACCGGCATCGTGACTGTGCTGGTGGGTGACGGTGACGGCAACAGCACCGTGGAGATGATCGAGGAAGTCGAGACGGAGCTGGAGAACTGGCGTGCCGCCGGAGTCGTCGTGACCGTCACCGGGGCCTCGCAGAGCACGGTGGACGCCGTGATCACGCTCACCAGCGTGCGCGCCGGGTTCGACATCACCGAGGCGGCACCCATCATCGTTGACAGCGTGATCGCGCGCGGGAAGAAGCAGCACCCGGGGCAGACGCTCACGCTCGACACCATCATCGCGGCGGTGATCGCGCCGTTCTCCGACGACATCTTCGGCATGACCATCGTGCTGACGGTCGATGGCACACCGCAGACCACGCCAGCCGACGTCGTGCCGGCGTCGACCAAGACCATTCGCTTCGGCACGGTGGCGGTGTCGTAATGACCCGTCGCGCTGGGTTCATCGCGGCTACCACCGCCAAGAGCACCGGGGCGGACCACGTCGTGATCGCGCGCCCGGCGAACGCCAAGACGGGCGACCTGCTTTACCTCCACTACGTGATCGGTGACCTCGTGGCTGAGTCGCCGTCGCTGACGGTCCCGGACGGCGGCTGGGCGTTCGACGGCTACACCTCGCCGTTCAGCAACGTGCGCGCGCTGTCAGCGTATCGCTACATCGACGACATCGACACCGAGCCCCAGTCCTACACGTTCACCTACACCGCCTCGCGCCCGACCGTCGCCGTGCTGCAAGCGGTGCGCGGCGTGGTGCGCGACTTCACCTACGACCCCGAAAGCTACCCAAACGGGTTCTACGCGCCGGCCGAGTCAAGCGGTGGTGCGTCGAGCGACACCGGGACGGCCATGGTTGCCAACACCGGCGACTTCCCGCAGACGGCCGTCGACCACGTGCTGATCGGCTACGTGTTCCTGGCCTACGACAGCGGTGCCGGCTCGCCGTCGATTCGCCTGCACCCTTCGCTCAGGGTCGCCGCGTCGGACAGCATCACCAAGCTCGCCGTCGTGCTGTGCCACCAGCTGGTCAAGCACCCGTCGATACCGGCCCCCGAGCTGACCGCCACGCTGTCGGCGAGCAAGCCGTGGCGCGTGGCGTCGGTGGCCTTCGAGCCCGACTGGATCACGGCACAGGGCGAACTGTTCGACATCGGCAAGAACACGCTGCCGTCCTGGTACGCTGACGACGACAAGCGCGCCGACGAGTTCCTGGGCGCGGCGGCAGCGCAGGTGTACAAGGCGCGCGCGCTGTCAGCCCACTACCTAGCAGAGCAGAGCTTGATCCTGTCGGCCACCGGGCCGATTCTTCCCTGGCAGGCGTCGCACGCCTACGCCGTCGGCGATTGCACCACGTTCTTCGGCTATGTCTTCGAGGTCGCGGCGGCTGGCACGTCAAGCGCCACGCCCCCCACCTTTCTGACGTACTTCATCAACGACAACGACGTGGTGTGGACGCTTCAGCGCCCGGGTGGACTGGAGCCGGACTGGCTCGACCAGCATGCCGTGGATCGTGGCACGCGCCGCTCGGCGGGTGAGCGTGATGCAGCGCTGCGCACGCGGCTTCGCAACATGGACGACAACGTCACGCGCCCGGGGCTGCTCGCCGCGCTGCGCGCCATGCTGGTCGTCGCCGGTCTTGGCCCTGACCCGGCGATGACCGAACTGCCGCGCTGCCGCGCCCACAATGGCACGTACAACACCGACGGCAGCGGGGGGACATTGCACATCACCGGACCCGACGCCGACGGCAACATGCGCATGTCGCAGCCACGCGTGTTTGGCGACACCGTTACTATCCCCTGGCATCGACCGCCATTCATGGAGCGCTTCCCGGGGCAGACGACGTATCGCCTGTCGATTGTCGGCACGGTGTCCAACGACGGTGAGTTTGACGTGATCGGGCTCGACGGCGACCTGGCCATCTACCACAATCCGTCCGGCGTTGCCGAGGTGTCGCCTGGTGACGCCGATTGCACGATCTATCACTACGACGAGATGGCGAACCTGCGTGATGGGTTCCGACGCGCCTTCTCAAACCGTGGGTATCGATCGGGTAGCCAGCGCCCGGCCAAGATCATTGTCATGCTCCCCTATGCGGCGACGGCTAGTTTCCAGGCGTCGGTTCGTGAGATGCTTCGGCAGAAGAAGGCGGGTGGCGTGCTGGCCATCGTCGAACGGAGACTTAACCCATGAATTCAAAGCGAGTGCTGTTCAACGACGGCGAGGGAATTGACCTCAACGACGTCAACATCGCGCAAGACCAGCTCCGCAACCTCGTGCTCGGAACACTGCTGGAACGTACTGCCGGCATGTCCAACGGCCTCGGCTGGCTCTACGGAGCTGACGGCAAGTATCGCGTCAACACCATCGCCGGGATCCCCGCCATCGGTGGGTGGGCGTCGCCTGGTTCAACTCGGCACATGAACGTCTATCCCGGCATGTTCTGGGACGTCGCCCTGACGGGTGCCATCGAGGACCAATTTGACGACCCAACCCGCAAGATGGCAATCGGCACCACGTCGGCCGGTTCAATCGGGTCGTATGCGACGAGTGAAAACGTCGGTCCCGGCTCGGCTAACGCCTCGGGCAGCGACCGATGGGACAGCATCGAGGTCGAGATCGTTCAGAGCGACGGCGACGCCGAGACGCGCGACTTCGAGGACGCATCGACCAGGGCGCTCACGAGCACGTCGCAGAGCAAGCGCAAGCGGTGGGCGGCCGTCTTCACCATCCACGAGGGTACGGGCGGTGCAGCCGGCGAGGTGTACAAGGGTCCCGCCGTCACCGCCGGGAAGCACAAGCTGTGCGCCATGCTGCTGCCAAACGCTGGCACCGCGTACACCGACGTTCGCGACTTTCGCATCCCAATTGCACCGATCAGGCGCACCACGGTCGTGCCAAAGCACGCGATGGTGACGAGCGATGGATGGACCTCGAATGACGATGGTTCAATCGAGCGGTCGGCGAATGCCAAGTACGCCTATATCCTGCTCGGCAATGGCTACGGCAATACCAGGCTTCTCGACCTGATCATGTCCTACAAGCTCGCGGCGGGTAGCACCGTCAAGCTGGGCTTGGTCGAGATGGCGGCTGGTGGAATCTCGTTCGACGAGATCATCGACATCTCGTCGAGCTTCACGCTCGACGGTACCGCCCGTTACGCACATGTCGACATGTCGGCGCACGGGGTGTGGTTCAACGGTGTCGGGGCGTGGTGCGAGGACAACATCGTCACCATGGCACCGAGCATCGCGTTCACCGCGAACATCCCAACCGGGTTCGCGATCCAGATCAAGACCGGGTCGGCTGCGCAGCACATCGTCAACGGTTTGCAGATCGCGCACATCGGACCCTGACCATGGTCGAGGACAAGAACAAGGAGGGCGGCGGCGGGCGGCGGGTGAACACCCCCGTTGCCGGCATCACCGTGCGCCCGGTTCCACCTGAACGAGACGACAACACCCCGGTCGTCCACATCGAGATGCAACGCCGGCCGGTCGCGATGCCGCTTCAGGCCACGTCCGAGGCCACGTCCGAGGCCAAGAACGACACAGTCGAGAAGCTGGCCGCCGCGCTCGCCAAGCGCATGAACAGCGGTGGGGCGGGCGGTGGAGGGGCGCGACGTCCGAACCGCCTGGGAAGCGAATGGCTGCGCTTCTTCCTGGGCTGGCTCGGTGCGGTGCTGCTCGCCATCGGCATGTGGTACCTCAGTGTCCGCGACGCGCTGCGCGATCGCCCCACGCAGAACGACATCGTGCGCATGATGTCCGAGGCGGTGAGCCTGCACGAACAGCGCGGGATTCACCCACAGACCGACGACCGCCTCAAGAGCATCGAGCTAAAGCAAGGCGCGATGCGCGAGGAACAGCTGCACCAGGGCGACCAGCTCGACACCATCATCAAGCGGCTCGACGCCGTGAAGGGACGACCGTAGCATGCGCGTCGTCTTCGACCAGCTCACACGCGCGCTCCGACGAGGAGGACTAGCCCATGCGCGTGCTGGACACCGGCCGAGGTCTACGGCATCCTGATCGTGACCGACATTCCGTAGCGTAGGAGCACTCCATGGCCGACGAGAAGCGCATCATCATCAAGCGGGCCGCGCCGATCGCACGCTCGCCGTTCGTGGCGGTCGACGTGCTGGACGAAGCCGAAGTGTTCAACCTAGCGACCGGGGATTTGGTCTATCTGGGGCGCGACGTCGACGCGAAGGGCAATAGCGACGCGGCGGCCAGGTCGCGCAAGGTGACGCTGTCGCCTGAGATCATGGATCTGGTGCGTGCCGACCTGGTCGCGCAGGCGCAGAAGATCTCCGAGAAGGACGGCGGCCTTCCCGACGGCGACGTGGTGGCGGCGGTCGCCGAGCTGGCCGCCGCGGTTGCCGTCGACGTGGCCCCGGTCAAGGGGTAGCGGTGGCCGACCAGGCATTCCGCGTCAAGACGCTCGCGCTCGCGAATGCGACCCTGAGCGGCGGCATGCGTTCGGCGACTGCGACCGGCACGCGACCGGCGCGCCTGGTCGAGGCCGCGGACAAGTCGTTCGCGTCGATCGCCAGCACGACGAGCGTCAGTCCCGGCATCGTG